ACAAACTTGGCAATTTCAGTCAAGCCCACACAATCCGTTAACGGACATTGCCTTGCGTCAATCAATCCTCCATCATTACTGGAATACCGAGTGTCCGCTGTCTCTCGCCATTTTCAATCCAAGAATTTTCTCGGAATACTTCCAAGCGATTGCCGCCAATAGCTTTGCGTCGCCAAAATTCTCTGAATGCCTGTCAACATCTATCTTTGTCTGTCTTTATGCTCTTGATTCGCTGGCCAAAGTCCGATATCTTATAAGCATGTTTGCCCTATCCCCTATCAAGCGAGGTGCTCAGATGACTACCAGATCCGACGTGGAACGATGGAAGGCAGCCAACCCTTACATTCTCCAGAACATTCAAAACTCATCTGCCCTTTGTGGCCGTTATCCTACGCTTGAAGCGGCCACACACGCAGCAATCGAGCGCGGCGGCGTAGTGGCTATTGAAGGCAACGTGGTCCTGTTCTCAGAGGTGCCTAGACTGTAACCGCCCCACTAACGACGCCAGTACGCTGGCGTCTCTATGTGTGGCGTTTACTCCCTATCACTTGAGGTGTACCATGAAGACCATTAGTTGCTTGCTAGATCTCGGAGCATACGGTTTCGATCTGCTTACAGGTGAGGCCGACAATCTTGGCTTTCGCATTCTTACCGATCTTACTCGAAAGGGTAAGCGTATCTTCTGCGATGCCTATGGTCTCCCAGAAGACGTTAAGCTTTCCGAAAACTGGAACACTGGCGACACAATGGCCCCTCATGTCGCAAGCGTAATGCTATCTTGCGATGCACTTCGGCAAATAGCCCCTATCGCGCTCTATCATGAGGGATGTCACACTATCCTCATTCTGGAGAACGGAACCGCCTGCGGATTAGAGCAGAATGAACAATTCACCTCAGCCGAGCGAGACTGGGAGAAAGACGGCTATCCTGAGATCTCACCAGCTCAGCTCACTATCGACGGTACAACCATTGATTGGCCAAGATGCTATGGCAAAGTAGACAGGATCATAAGGGGCTGTTCTAATCCTCATGTCGGCACACGCAACATTCATGCGTTTAGTGGTCGGATAGCTTAACACCCCTTCCACCCCCTAGCCCTTTCCCAAGGGCTAGAGTGTGTACGGTTGTGTTCCCTATCCCTATTCTCGGAGGTGCGATTATGGCCAAATACCGCAGAACAAAAAAGCAGTATGCCGAACTATTCGACAATCCGTCTGCGCTGTTCAACGGCGCCCAAGTTATCCTTTGGCCTAACGGCCAGCCGGAGATCTGGATTAGATCCGCAGACGGCAATAGGGCAATCAAGATTACCGCCAGAGACGGAAATGCAGGGTTGGGTTTGACGATCTCTCGTTTCGCTTGTTCTGAGCCACTAACGGCAACAGGAAACCTGCATCATGACAGCGCAGTTGCTAACCAACAGGACTTTGAGGAAATAACCGTCTGCCAATACAGGACAGACGAACAATCGCAAGCCTTTAAGCGCTGGTATGCTGACAGAGAAAGCAATCCGTATCCCTACGAAACAGCAAAGCAGTAATCCCTAGGGCGGCGCCAAACCGCCCACCTCTGCGCTGGCCTAGCGCTAGCGTAGTGGTGGCTGGTTTTCCCTAAACCCCTAGTTCTGTGAGGTGTGATTATGACAACTCTCCATTCCGATCTCGAAAGCGCAGCGCGCGAAGCCGCTGGTAACTGGCGCCATTTCGAAAGCTTCGGCTGGCACGATAGGCCGGAAGATCCGGACCAATGGACCATTGTGTACACTTGCAATCGTGACAGCGGCCCACTTGATCGCGCCAATGCTGAAGCGCTCGCCGATACCATGGAACCATTCATGGATGGCGATGACCCTGATTGCTTTCCAGAGCACCATGGCCATTGGGCTTGCGGATGGGTGGATGGGTACAGCATTCGCGTTTATCGCAATGGCCAGATTACTGATGCTTTCCGCGCATGGATGGAAGCGCATGATCGGCTGAACGACCATCCGATCCTAGATGAGGAGCGCTATTCAGAGATTCAATATGAGGAATCTCAAGAGACTTTCGACAATTGCTACCGCAGAGACCTTGAGCGCCACTTAGAGAAGCGCTTTGAGGCAGAATTCAATTGGCCAGACAGCGGCGCCATGTGGGATTTATTTTCAGAGGTAGCCGACAATGCTTGCGAATACTGGTATGAAGATGGAAGTGGCATGTGTATCCATTGGGAACGCGTCGCCGAATCCATCGACTGGGAAGATATCGCACAATACGCTATCGCCTATGTAATCCACTGGAACGATCTCGGCGACAATACCGAAACTTTCTACTCTGACGAATCGGCCCAAGCGCGCTGTTTTGAACTGAGGGAACAAGGATACTTCGCGTACATTGAAGAATAACCACCCTACCCCAAGAGGCAGAAATGAACAAGCCGATTGCTAAGATAGAATACACGCTCCGCAAGGCAATTTACTCTGCAATCCGCAAAGCCGTCAGCGGCGGCCTGAAACTGGAACGCGCCGAGGAAGTTGTGTCGCAAGAGATTGGCCGTCTGGCATTCCTACTGGCCTTAAGGGCCAATAGATAACCTACCCCCTAGGGCGCCACCTCCGCGCCCTACCCCTACGCTGCGAGCGCAGCATAAGGGTAGTGTGCGGAGAAGCAACCCCCTAACGCCCCACTGGGCAGAGGTGCAAGTATGTCATCCTTTCAATCTTGGCTATGGCCTAATCGCGTTATCGGCAAGCGCGAAAGCGGCGAACTGCGCGAGGAACACAACGCGCTAGTGAATGCTCTGGCAGAAGCGCGCAAACCAGAGGACACCACATACAATGGCTGGACGAACTACGAAACTTGGTGCGTAAATCTCTGGATCATGGATGAGGAAGGCAGCAACCGCTGGGCTTGGGATACAGCCAGAACAGCGTGGGATACCGCTGAACCTAATGAGGTTCTCACGCGATCCCAAGTCGCTAGATACAACCTAGCGAAAACAATCAGAGACAGCGTAGAAGACGGCAATCCGCTCGATGGAGTATCACTGTATGGCAACCTGTTGCAATCTGCAATCGAGAGGGCAGATTACGACGAGATCGCCAATAACTGGCTAGGCGATTGCGAAGGGTGCAAGGGCTACGAACGTAGAAAGGAAGGGGTTGAAAAGTAGCAGCCCCCTAGCGACCACCCCATTACGCGCGGCCCTCACCCTCCGCGCGTCCGAGGTAGCCGCTAGATTACTTTAACCCTTAGAACCGAGGTGCAAAATGGCAAGACTATTCCCCAAAGTGGTCCGTTGCAGAAAGCAGTTTTTCGTAACTGGCCTAAATGAGCGCGGTAGAGGAGTATTGCGCGAGGCGTTTTTCGATCAAGGCGAATACCACTACGACACCCCCTACAAGCGCGCACTTCGCGTGATGGGACTACTGGAACGTAGGGGCCAAACCGACACCAAGCGATACCGCACTGTGCAGGCTATCGCTACAAGTTTTCACACCAACAACCCATGGAAAGGAAGGACAGCATGAAAACATCAGACACCGTACTGTGCGCGATTGTCATTCGCGGCAGCGGGCAAGACTCAGGAGAGATCGATTACGCGATCGATGTTCAGGCAATGCGGAAATCTTGCAAGGATCGCGAGAGAGCAAGAGAAATCTTGCATGTCTTGCGGCAATTACACAATGCAGTGGAGATCGAGTATCAATGAAAATCCTCACAGACACCGAGCTAGATGCAATGGTAGCCAAATTCGCGGAATATCGCGGATGTGGCGGACCATTCGGAAACGTCGTTCACGCAATCGGCGAACTGCGCCAACGGCGCAGCATTCCAGCAAGCCCAGTAAGCCCACTAAAAGAGGATGAGCCAATGACCCCACAAGTCCATTTTGACGAACTGCGCCGCATGTGGCTAGAGATGTTTACTCACATGAGGGTGTATCTCCAGAACCTAGACGGAGATACCAGCCGCGCAGTTGGCGAGATCGTCTACGACCTTGTACAGACCGGATCAGAGCACGACGACTGGGTCGATACGCAGACGGCAAGGTTTATCCATGGCGATACCGAACTGTGGCATGAAGTCGCCAACAGCAGAAAGGCGTGATCCAATGCGGCGCGAACCTGTACGTCTTACTCCAGCCTACTCTTGGGAATGCCCAGTGTGTGGGCACGCGCAATTTACCCATCCGGTCGTAGACTCGACTGTACATCCTCCGCGCGAAGTCTACTGCGAAAACTGCGAGAGGAAATGGGACACTAATGTTCCTGACTACTACGGACGGCCGGTCTTATAGCGACCACCCCACCATACGCAGTCTAGCCAGCCTGCGTATGTGAGGTAGCCGCTATCGGCACCACCGACCAGCGCGGAACCGCTGGGCAAGATAGCTTGGAGGTGAAGCTATGCCACTGGTAACGCTTAGAAACGACTTCCACAATACCAGCGTAACGCTACGTTGTGAGGTGCTATCGCACATTCACAACGAGTGCGTCATCTATCCAACCGCTGGGCAGCTCAAGAGAGCGCGGCGTGAACTGTGCTACCAAAAGGACTGCACTTGCGGCAAGATTCGCGGCAATCAGACCTACAATGGAAAGCGTTTGATTGTTGACCGATCCTCTGAGTACGAGTCTCACTAAACCCACCCACCCCCACGCGATCAGCCGGTTCGCGACCGGCAGGTGGGGCTTTAGCTAACGTATTTACCCACCACCCCTAGCGGATAGGGCCGCAACATGCCGCCAGCGCGCACCTCACGCTAGGCGGCTGGGGTGGTGGGGTTTTGAGGTGAGAACTATTGGAGGTGACTTATGGCCCATTGCCGATTCTGCGGTCAAAAGACCAGATCGATGCGCAGCGTCTGCCAGTACTGCAAGGGAGTCAGAGACGTTGTCAACGACCGCAAACTGGATGACCGCGAACTGTGGGTGCATTCAACGCACTGCACAAGCTGCGGCAACTTCCTGTTCAATCGAGAATGCCAGCACTGCAAGGATCGCCACTTAGACGCGATCAGTGGGCTTGCTGGCGTGATGTTTGGAGAGGCGACCAAATGAAAAAGAAACCACCCAAACCAACCCTCCGCACTGTCGCCAGAAAGATGATCAAGATCATCGAGCGCGACATTGATGATCTATCTATCGAGAAGATCAGGGAGGTGATTAGGCAGAAACCGAAGTATCGGAAGAAGAGTAGCGAGAGGTGACTTCCCTAACCCACTCTATCGCCCTCTCAGGTATCATCCAAGTACCACTGGGCCATTCGGAGGCTTCTCGCATGACATGGAGGCGATCCCAAGTGTTGTCGCCTGTAAACATCCGCAGGTACAACTCTGGCGCATCGAGCAAAGCTACATGCGGAAAGTGCTTGAGGATCTCCGTATCCTCGGTGGCGCCAATCTCTGGGTATCGCCAGTCACCTCTGGGCAGGAGGTTGGCTCCATGAATGCAAGTCTTTGGAAAACTGCGAACGGCGGCAACATCTCGTTGCAGGTCGTAAACCAGTTGGCGCTTGAGGAAGACTGGGAGCTGCGATTGCAGGTGGGTGCGAACCATCACAGAAACGTAGTGAGGATGGAATGCGTCGTCCGAATCCCACTGCACCAGCAGACCAGAACTGGCGAACTCTATCGACTTGTTCCTCAGCGCTCCAAGTGGCGCCTTGTCGGTGACATGCCAGCGGACATCCTTACAGTCGAACCGCTGGCTCACACTGCCGACAGCTTTCCAGTTGTCGTCGTAAACAACGACCAGCTCTTTGTTCGGATAGTCCTGCTCGATAAAGCACTGGACCGCCACTGGCAAGAGTACAGTGGCGTTGTAGCGTGACTTTCCTGCGATACACAAGCAGGAAACCTTTGGCCAATTAGATGTATCCATAAGGAGGATTGTAACGTATGATCGCAAAATCGAGTAACCGACCAGTCGTAGGCAAGACCTACGGTTACAGTAGAGTGTCAATCGAGGATGAGGATTCCATCGAGCGCCAGAACGAGAAGATACGAGACAAGGCCAAGGAGCTTGGCCTGCGAGTCGAGCATATCTTCGAGGACAACAATGTCTCTGGCGGCATCTGCTTCGAGGATCGACCAGATGGCCAGAAGATCCTCACCCACCTGAAAGCAGGAGACATCCTGATCACCGCGAGATGGGACAGGTTCAGCAGAAACCTCACCAGTGCCCTCCTGACGCTGCTCACGCTGCACAGATCAGGAGTGAGGATCATCTGCCTAGAGCATCTAGGCGGCGTCTACATTGATATGGATGATCCGATGTGTGTGTTGATTATCACCTCGCAGTTGCTTGCCGCCGACCTGTTCCTCAAGCAGCATTCCAAGAAGACGAAGGAAGCGATTGCTTGGCGAAAAGCGAGAGGATTGGTGGTGCGACCGATGCGAGCGTTTGGATTCAAGCGCAAGAAGATTCAGATCTCAGCGCATCGGTGGAGGGTGATAGCTTACGAACCGGCGCCTGATGAGCGTGAGACCATCGCAGAGATGCACCGGCGATGGAAGCAAGGAGAGTCGATTGGCAAGCTATCAGACGAGCTGCGCAGGAAGGGGATTAAGACGGCGGAAGGAATGATTTATTATTGGCAGCCATTAGCAGATAGGATTTCTTACTACGATAGTTGTCTAAAATCCGGAAAGCCACTGTGGGCCATGCCGCAGTTACCCCTCAATAGATTCTCGAATGGACAGTTCAAATGAAGAAACCAAGACATGACGAGGAAAGGAGAGAGTGGAAAATATGGGCGGCGGTTGGATTCTCAGTCGCGATTATATGGTCCCTTGTGGTGTTCGTTGCTAGATCAATGAGCTAGCGCCTCCACTGGATTTGCACTTACTGGTATAAACGAAACAGGCTGGATCTGTAGTCCAGCCTGCTTCTATTGGCCACCCTTAACAGAAAGGTTCTAAGAATGGCCACATGTGGAAAGTATACCAGTATCTTGCCGCCGCTACCAGAGGTTGATGGAGAGATTAGGCACGTTCCTGATTATCCTGGTTACGCCGTTACTGATCGAGGCGAGGTGTGGAGTTGCAGAAACTGGCATAAGCCCACCGAGGTCGGCGACTTCCGAATCACATGGAGAAAGCTAAAGCCGTCGAAAAGCCAAGGTTATCCTGACTTGGTGATCTGCATACACAACAAGAGAAAGACCGTCAAGGTACACCACCTAGTCCTCTTGGCGTTTGTTGGTCCGAAACCTGATGGAATGGAAACGCTCCACCGAGACGGCAATAAATCCAACGCAAACCTTAGCAACCTACACTACGGAACCAGAGAAGAAAACATAGAGGATAAGAAGCGGCATGGAACGTCAGGTCTTGGGAGGAGAAGTGGAAACGCTAAGCTAAAGGACGAAGACATTCCCAAGATTGTGGAAATGTACAAAACGATGTACGCTGGTGATGTGGCCAAACACTTCGGAGTCTCAGGCGGAGCCATAACAAGCATAGCGAGAGGGAATGGCTACACAGACGTAAAGCGCCCCATCGTCATCAAGCCATGCGGAACGCGCGGAACCAAGCAGTGGGCCGCGAAGTTAAATGAAGATGACGTTAGGGAGATAAGGAGGTTGGCCGGTACGATGTCGCAGGAGAAGATTGGAAAGCTATTCTCGGTTACACAGACCGTCGTAAGCTCCATCTTGCTGCGAAAGACATGGAAGCATGTCGCCTAGCCTGCCTCCTTTTGCTGTCGCCTGTTCTTCTCTTTGATGACTTCCTTAGCGTACTTTTGCGCGACCTTTCCGTAAAGAGACAACTCACGAAGCGTCTCCGCTGAGACCTTGCCCCTGTTTTCCTTTGGAACGTATGGGGTTTCCATAACTCTGACGAATGGCTTCTGCTGCAACCACTGCATCAGAGCATCGCGCAGATCTCGCTCTTTCCATTTTTGCAAGTTGTAGCTGCCAATTTTTGCGCCGCTCAGGTAGTCGAGGGCCTTAACGCCAAGCCCCTTGCGAGAGTCGGTCCACATCATCGCATCTCGAATGACTCTCGTAGGAAGCATCGAGGTCATCGTGGCCGCTGGTCCAGTGAGACCCAAGATTCCTTCCATGTCGCCTACGTCGCGCCCACTGTAGGGATCACGATTTGATATGAGCTTGTAGGCGCCAGTGAGCAGAGGGTTGGTTTGCGAGAACAGCCTCGCCCCAGTAGTTGTAAGATCAGGTGCGCCTTTCAATGGGCCGTAGTCTTGGAACACGAAAGGATTGACGCCCTCAACGCTCAATCCGAGCGAGTAAACGAACGGAGCCTCTTCGTCACCGTACTCACCGAAAGGCCAGCGGAAGCCAGACTTCTCTCGCAGGAACGATGGAACGTATGACGAGCTAGCCTTACGCATCCACTCGATCCCTCGGATCGTTTGTGAGTACGCAGATCCTGGTGCGTTGATAATATTTTCAGCCACAAATGGCAAATTTCGGCCTATGAACGACCCAAACGGTATAAGATCCTTAGCCTTCCGCATTAGAGGGCTAATTTTTGAATAATCGAATTGGACGGCGTCCGTAAAGTCCTTCGCTTGCGAGATGTTCCATCCATTCTTTCGCAGTGCTGCGAACACTGGAATGCGGTTAAGTTGCTCGACCAGCGCGTACGCCTTGTCTCCAACCTCAGCCATGAAGAACTGGGGAACCTCTCCTGGTTGGACTCCAGCCTTCTCGGCTAACTTCCTCGCAGTGCCAGTGCCTCTCACATTAAACGGATTGCGCCACCCTTCGTATCGCCCCTCCTTGCTCATCACTCGCTTAACAGGAGAGAATAAATCTGCGATGGTGACTGGACCTTCTGCCTCCCTGCCAGCAGAACCGGCGGTCTCTCCGATCATGCGAGTCTTCTGTCCCATGATCTCGTTGTCGAAGGCTTCCTGAAAGAAAGCCGCGAGCGGAACGTCTTTATTGCCTCTTGCCCACTTCTTGAATTGCTTCGTTGCGTCGTGGAGGTCAAGCGACGAATAGGTGTCCTTTCCAGCTTGCGTCAAGTTTCGCCACAGACCATCCAATCTATTCCTAACTTGAAAACTAATGTTTGGCAGCAGCACACCAGCGGTCTGTCCTGCCTTCCACCAACTGGTGAACGAATGAATCGCTTCTGCTATAGCTCCGCGTTCCTTTGGACTATCGACAGAAATGTACGCATTCAGCGTCTTGAGCATCCGCTCAGGAACCTTCTGCGACATGGTGTAGTCCATAATCTTCTGGGCCGCTTCCTTCTGGACAGTGGTGGTGTCGTCTCCAGCCACCTGACCATACTGAATCATGGTGGTTCCAGGTCCACGCTTGACTGGATCAATGTCGCCACGCAGGAACGCCTTGAAGATGTCGTCGTCAACATCACTCAGTTCCACGCCGTTCATGGCTGCGTGATTGATCGCCCATCGCTTCAACCCTCTTGCGTCCAATGCTGGACGACCCTTCGGCGTTACGATCCTTGACCACAACTCCGCAACCGACAGGCCACTATCGCCCTCCTTCGCTGTCTTGTGGATGATGTTGTGGATCGTAAGCAAATTGGACATGGAGTCCGCTAAGTTGTGGAGGTAGTCGCTGTGGCTGTCAAGATAACTGGAGCTGAACAGTCCGTTCTTCAGCAAGCCATCGGCTGCTTCCTTCGGTATCTTGCTGAAGTAGTCCACCATCTCAGGCAGCTTCTTGTCTCGCACATCGGCGAACACTTCCGTCAGCGGCTTACGAATCGCCTCGCCTTCGTCGTCCAGAGCTTTGACAAACGCATTGGCTGGTATTCCATTCTGCGTGCCAAACATCTGATCCATTTGCGGCTTGAAGTACCGCTTCCAGACGTACTCATGAGTCAGGTCTGCCGAACTAAGCTCATCAATGCTGCGTGGAACCTCATGCGGCATCTGCGGAACGGCCAGCGCATTGTCTCCAGTCCTGTTCGCCATACCCCATTCCGTATTGGCGACCAGCCATTCCTTCATGGCTGTCTCTCTGGCCAACCTTTCCTCGGCGCTGAGATGCTTGGTTCCAACCAAGCTGGCGTCTGTGGACATTCGCTGTATGGTTAAGGACGCACCAGGAACGTCACGAAGCGGATCTTTTCTCCTCGTTGCGTAGCCAAAGTTGGTCTGCAACTGGCGGATCACGCCCATCGCATCCCAAGACTTGCGTAGTCTGGCATCCTTCGGACGGAAGTGCGGGAAGTGAGCAGCGAAGTTGTCGTCCAGTTCGCTACCCTTACCACCAAAGTCCAGATACGCTCTGTACATTGGGTCTTTGGTGAGGTCGGTTGCCGCGTGCATGACCTCATCCCACTGGTCGGTGAATTTGTTGAGCAGTTCCATCTTCTCGATGTCATCGACTGGAACATTGAACAACGACTTCACCTGCTCTTTGGTCATATGGGCCGCATCTCCGAACGCCTTGTTCTGGTTCATGAGGTACAGCGAGAAGTCGTCCCACATTGGGGCGCCAAGATCGTCGCCAGCGTTGACATGGAACTGCTTTAGCGTGTTGTAGTAACCAGCCAGTTCCTTGTCTTTGGCAATCTTCTGCGGCATGACATCCGTTATCAGTGCGTGCAGGTTGGCGGCAAAGCTATTGGAAACGTCCTGAGCAATCTGCCTATCCGCTCCAAGCAGTCCCTTGAGTTCGCCGCTGAAGATGGATCGCAGTGGTCGCAGCGGACTCCACGCCCCATACCATGCGTTCCTGTACGCACTTTGCATCCACTTGGCAGCCGTTCCTTGACCGGCACCGAGAACCAGAGCCTTGTCCTTGAGGAATGGTAGCTGATTCAGTGGCCATGGGGCGGAAATGCTAGTCACCCCACGCAACCCTTGCTCCATTTCCGATAGCCGCTGAGCAGGATTGAGCCCCATGATCGGAGCGTTCTTCAGGTTGTACATCGCCTTGACCGAGGAGGCGAGGCTGGGGGCCGCCTGAGCGGCCTTAGAAGCCTCTGAGAGCGAGGCTAAGGCATTGGCAGCCTCGGTCACAGTTCTGCCTTTAGCGAGGCCCCTAGACGCCTCCACAGCCGCCTTTCCAGCACCAGTCAGCGCCCTCGTCGGACCACTGATCCAGATCATCGGATCAAGCGCGATCTCCGCAGCCAGTCCAGCCACATCCCAGCGGTCCAACCCCTCCTCGTTCTTCGGTGCTAGACCAGCCCTCTCCAGCACATCCCTCCCACTAACCCTCTTATTCGGATCAGTGATCCCCAACGTATCGCTGAAGGGGATAAGGTTGGCTAGTTGTCCCCAATCACCCACCAGCGCACCTCTCGCGGCGGCTCCAGGTTTATCCAAAGTCTCGCCGAGGTACTGGAGGGCGCCAATAGTGTGGCCGAGGAGGGATTGTTCCTCTTCAGGAGTGGGGTCTGGAATAAAACTGCGAACCCTCCCACCGTAGGAGGGTGCGTTCATGAATGAAAGCGGATCGAGAGACAATCGCAACTGCGGAAGCTGGAGACCGGCCATAAAAGTACCTCAGTTGCTAGATGCCAGCGCCGCGAGGCCACAGGTGCAACGAGTTGTTGGGCGGAACCGCTCCAATGGGAACCTGCGAATCCCTAAACCACTTGCCAATTGCTGCCACTATGTCAGGCAGGAAGTTATTGGAGGCTGGCGGTGCGTTGGGAGCAATGAAGGACGGAGCAACCATCCGAGGAGGTTCAGGATTGGCTGGAGGTTCCGGCGCCGCTGGAGGTGCAGGCTTCGCGCTCAGTGAATCGATCATGGCAATGATCTCGTTGACCTTCGCCAGATCCATTGGAACACCTTGACCGGCCATGTTTCCAAGACCGCCAAAGAGCGAGGCCATCAGCGCCGCCTTCTGGAAGTTGGGGTCCAGTTCCTTAGCGATCTCGCCTGCCGCTGGATTCAGCATGGCCAACTCTTCTGGCGATAAGTCCCCTCCTTGCTGTTGTTTGGCCCATGGTTCCCAAACAGCGGCTGGAATATCATTCTTCTTCGCCATGATGCGTCCTTGCGCAGCGTTCTTCGCCGCTGCCATCTTCTCTCGGCGACCCTTCGAGATACTGGCAACCTCCTTCGCTCGCTCGGCAGGAACACCCATTCCATGGAATTCACCAGGCCAGCGGATCGGATTGTCTTGGCCAGCCTGCGCCATCAGGTGGTGAGCAACAGCCATGGACTTCCACCGTTTCCACGCATCCTCGTCACCAGGACTGGCGTAAGTCACCTCACCTCTGGCTCGACCTCTGGCGGCACCTGCGGCCTTCTGTAGTGCGGCAGTTCGCTGGTTCAGCTCGTCCTGCATCGCTCTCGGATCAGGCGTAATCGGAACCTGCGGCAGTCCTTGCGTGCCAACATTGACCATTGGCCTAGTGTTGCCGATCATCCATCCAAGACTTGGCCCCAAGCCTCCGTTGGCAGTGGGCGGTGGACCTTCGGAACCAGGAATGAACGACGGTTGTGGAGGCGCTGCCGGTAGTGACCGCAGCCTATTGAGGACTTCCTCCAACGCTGCAACGGTTGGATTGTTATAAATCATCACCTTACCTCCACATTCCCATCAACTGCGCCAGCAACTGCATCACGCCACCTTGCTGACTGAGGTTATTTTGAAGCTGATTGCCAAGCCCACTGAGCCCATACTGTGCCCACTGCTGCGCCTCCTGCTCTCTAGCCTGCTGACCAGCGAGCAAGTTGGAGGCATCCTCCATTTGCATCTGCTGTTGGGCAATGGGTCTGGCCATCAGCGAGTTGGCCAACTGCTGGCCGTAGTCAATTCCTTGTCCGTATTGGAGCATTGGGCTACGCTGCGACACCCCCATCCTGTACCAGTTCTGTCTGGCGTCCTCTCTGGTTGGCGCCTCGGTCGCAGCGGCCATGTTTCCGTAGCCTGACGAGAACCCACTGGGGTATATCGTCTGCGGTCGGATCGAGGTGTTGATGCTCCACCTCTGCTGATCTTGCGTCCCACCGCTGGGACTGAATGGCATGGTCCTGAACATCAGAAAAGTCCTTGCATCAGTGAGGGGAGCATCTGGTTGAAACCGCGAGTCTGGAACTGGGCCAGCAGGTTTTGGAGTCCCTGATTGATGCCAGCCCAACCGAGACCAGCGTTACTCTGCGCCTGCTGGAACTGATTGGTCAGGTCGGCGCCTTGACCGTACCGCTGCCGATTAGCATTCATCGCCAGCGGCTGCTGTGCAGCGTTGGCATTCCAAGCTACCGCATTCTGGAACGGACCATTTCCTTGCGGCACCTGCGTCGGAGCTACTGGGCTTGGCAGCTTTGGAGCGGTGATGCCGGTATTGACCTGTTGGGGCGAGGCAGCCTGCGGATTCGGCTGGCGATAGTTATCCGGCACCGGCCCCATCCTCGGCTGCGGCTGCTGGAGCATCTGATACATCCGCTGCCAGTCGAATGGCTGTTGGGATACTGGTGCTGCAAACGGATTAGCATTGAGGTATTCAAGCGGCGCGACTCCTTGGGGTGGTTGGTACGATCCTGTAAGCGGCTGAGGCTGGTACTGATTGGGAATCGTTGGGTTGGCAAAGGCTCGGTCAGGCTGGTATGGTGATCCAGAGACTGGATACCTCGGACCAGACGGCGCTGGCCCAACTGGCTGCATCCGATAGTTGTCTAGTCCAAACTGACCAGGAAGCATTGGCGGCTGATAGCTTGGCGGCGCTGTCGCATTGGGCAGGTACGGCATGTAGGTCGGCTGCTGCGGCGCCTGCGGAATGTTGATCTGAGGTGGTGCTGAGAGCACAGGAGGCTGGCCCCAGAAGCCGCCACCTCCACCGCCGCCTAAGCCGAAGCCTCCAGCGCCTTGTTGTGGCCTGTTGGCTACAGGTGCGATTGGAACATTCGGCGTACCGCCTACGTTATACCATGGATTCGATGGATTCCAGCCGCCAAATGGATTGCTGCTGCTTTGCATGTTTAACTCCTAAGCTATGCCTGCTCCGTAATTGGTATTGATGCCGAAGCTCATCGGTGCAGACAGCTTCTGCATCAACGGCTGGAGATAGTTCATGAGGGAATCGAGAGCGCCTTGGCGAGCTTGGTTCTGGAGGGCGGTGTTGACCAGTTGTCCTTGAGCATTGATGCCAGCGATATTCTGGCCACCAATCGCGTTGACGTTGGCCGAGTTGACCTGCGCCCAAGGATCGAAGTGAGCGATACCTCGCATGGTCTGGTTCTGATCTGCGGAGTTCTGCATCGAGGCGTAGGCGTTGGCCCAAGATCCGTACTTGCTAGCCTCCGATCCTTGCTGCGCACCGTACATATTGGCCAGTGCGTTCTGTAGGCTGCCGTACATGCTGGCCTGCGCACCAGGAACCTGCGAGTGTACCGCCGTAGCGTACTGCCATGGCAACGCACCTGCGCCAAGCTGAGCGTTCATGCCTGCCGCATTCTGACTCGCTTGAGCATTGGCCAAGTTGCCGAGGTATCCCATATCGGCGCCATGCCACGCTGCCTGAGCCGCTGGAATACCAGACTGTGAGTTCAGATACGCTGCCGTCTTGGCCGCATTGGCTGCGGTCAGTGCGCCAAGCATTCCAAGCTGAGACTGGTACTGGGCCAGCATTGGAGTCCAGTCGTTCCAGTCTGGCGCCGCAGCTTGAAACATCGCCTGCGGTCGATTGTTGGCTTGAAACGGATCTGGTCTGGCGTTGTCTCGACGCATCTGAAAAGCGTCGCCTGCATTCGGCTTCTTTGGTCTCGGAGCGAGATCTGCTTGGTCTCCCATTACGTCCCTCCTGGTCCTACCCTTTTAATGAATTTGAGAGCTAGGAACGGAGGTCGATAATCCTCCGTCGCGTGATACAGTGATCCAGTGATCGCTAGCGTGGTCACTACCTGATGCTTGTGACCAGGATCGTAGATCGTATGCTGGTGGGAATCGGCTACGTGCGTATGACCAGGATCGATCACCGCGTGGGTGTGTGCGATAGAAATGCTGGTGGCACCGCCTGCGCTGTGGCTGTGCGTTGCCTGCGTGTGCGTGTGCGTAGCTGAGGTGTGGCCATGGTTGATCGTATGAACGTGAGACGACACCGCCAGCGTATCGGTGACGTTGTGATCATGGCTGGCCGCTGTCAGCGAAGCCGATCCAGTGTGGTAGTGAGAGAACGACGAGACAGCGAAGGTGTCGGTGAATGTGTGCGTGTGCTGCTGCGGACTAATCCCAAGCGTGTCGGTTACTTCATGGCTGTGCGGATTAGGAACAACCGTCGAATGGCAGATGACGGAGTGCGTGTGCGCCACTACCGAGACGTAGTGCGTATATCCGACCGCCGAGAATTCGTCAGTAAACTTACCGATATCGATGGCTTCTGTGTTGGCCGGTAGCGGCGTGCCAGTAGTCACCAGTACGTCATGCTCGACGTTGTCAGACCAATCATGATCATGCGCCGCGTGGTCCCCAACACTGACTGAAACCACCGTCGTAGAGCAGGTGGCTGTTACGCGGACGACTATGTCGGTATTGTTGACAACGATGGAGCCGTAGATGTCTAGTCCGGTCAGTGCAACCGTACCCTCTCCAGTCAGTACCGGCGTGATCGTCGTCGGATCGATGGTGATCGTACCGGACACGCTCAGCGTGCCAGAGTCCTCGATGTCGATGTCTCCGGTCAGCGTCGGTGCCGTTGCCCCACTGTTGCCACTGTAGTCGTTGATCGTAACGACCGCACCGTTGATGGACGGAGTGGCGGCAGCCATTATGATCGGCACTACCACATTGACATTGGATACGCTGGACGATCCAAGCGTGATGTGGGTGGTGCTGGTGTTGATGGCGACGATGACGACATTGGTCGTATTGATGCCAGTCGTATTAGTCGTCGTCGGTACGTTGAGCGTGATATCATCCAGCATCCACGCCGTATCGTACCAATCGCCAGTCCAGTCGGTGTTGATGATCGAGGTACTGGTGCTCGGTTCGCTGTTGCTGTGAGCCTTTGGCCGAATGGGGTGACTGCCGCCAGAAGATCCCTCGTTGTACTCCGTAACCGTAGCCGAAGCACCGACTGGGAACTTGCAGCTTAACGCGGTGTATTCGACCCATCCACCAGGAACCGACTTTCCTGGTTCGAGGATCTTAATGGTGCCGATCTTGTCGTCCCATCCACCACTGACGCAGACTCGCGTGTCGGTGGTATCGGCCATCCAGCCAATGATGTCATCGGTCTGGACATTGGGATCTTGGCCAGAGGTCGCTCGGATGTAGACTCTCGCAGTAGTGGCACCAGGATTGTTGCCGTAGATGTCGTCCACATCCACGCACACCGCTTGGCCAACCGCGTCAATACTGTCCCAAGTCCACTCCGCAGTCGCCTTAGCCCAACGGACTACGGTGCCAGAGATGTAGGTGCTGCCAACGTAGCTGCTGACGATGGAGTTGAAGCCCCACGCCAGTCCGTTGGTATCTCGCATGTAGCGAGTGACGGTGCCAACGTCAGGACGAGTCAACTGGCTATCGTAGAACACCCTCACTGGAACATTGGAGAGGTTGCGACCCTTCTCCTCACATTCCAGACAGTCGGCAACCCAATAGGTCGGATCGCTGGTAGTTAGCTCGTCCGCTCTACTGTCCTCCACAGTGCCAACAGATTGGACGTAGGCGTGCTTCAGAAGCCAACTCTCGCCAGCATTGCGAACTATCCCATCGTCTACGTTGATGGCGTAGCCGTTGTCTCCACGCCTGCTAGAGAGGCCATTGGAGGCGTTGTCTACTTGCAGCACCGCCTGCGAGATCACTGGAGGTTTGACCGGAGGCGTAGGCAGCAGGTTGTTATCGCTGCCGTAGGTGCTGTAACCGCGATCCACCGAAGGGTGGTTGCCAGTGAGGGTCAGCGTGCCGCCGCGATCAACGTCATCCTCCGACTGGCATAGTGCGATGGCAACCTCAGCGGCGATCTCAGGTGTGACTCCTGAGATCTTGGCGAGCGCTTCAGAGATGCGCGAGATATTACGAGGCTGCACTAGGACTCCACCCCATCCACATCCACAAAGTAGATCTTCGGCTTCTGCCTGCCAGTCACGCCACTGAGCTTGATGGTAATGAACCGATCCGCTGGAGTGCCGCCTTCCATGTGACCACTGACATCGACCGAGGGGCTGACGCCTTCGGTCTTCTCCAGATCGATTACCGCATTCTCGCTGCTTCTAGCGATGGACAGTCCAGTATCGCTGTCGTAGGGGATATGGCCAAGCGTGCGAGCGGTCTCGGAGTGGTTGTAGTACGCGCTGACGTTCAGTGTGCCGTCCTGCTCAAGCGGCTGGTAGCCAACGCGAACCGAGCGTACATTGTGGCGCTCGTTCTCTAGGATCTCGAAGGCGCCGAAGATAGCTTCGTAGGGAATGCCTCCGATCTGGTAGGTGTCGCCTACGCTTGGCGTCACATCAAAGCTGGTCTGCACAATGATCGATGTTCCAGTGATGCTGGAGATCCGCTTGGTCTCGTAGGAACCATCCGAATGGATCACCACCAGCGGTGCGCCTACGGTCTCTGGACTGGAGTTCCAGCCGCTGAAGTCCCAGTTGGCGGCACTGTCCTCGATCCGCGTGGCCGCAGCACCAGTCACCGTACCGCGAACAGTGGTAGTGACTGAGGAGTCTAGTTCCTCCTCATTCTCCGCAGCCTCGTAAGCGAAGCCGTCGAAGATCCCCTCGTTGGTGAGCTGAACTCCAGACTCACTGCCAACGATGAGCCGATCCGTACCAGCGATGGGGCACACTGCCGAGGCGCCGATGTCGAACTCGTAGTCTTCCAGCCACCAGTTCTGCAATCGAGTGTGGTAGCACAGCGCGTGCTTCGGCCAAGTCTCGGAGTCGAAGGCGACATAGAACTTGACCGTTTCCTCTGGATGACTGTAGGCCACATGGAACCACTTTTGCTGCGCCCAGTTAATGCGACTGCGCCAGTAGTCCTGTACTGGACCGCTGATGGGCTGCGCTCCACCACCGCTGAACATATAGGCGCCAGCCTGATCGACAACGAACAGACTGTCTTCCACGCGGCACCAGCACCGCTGGTTGATACAACCACGCCCACTGGCTGGCATGATGTTAGCGTCCTTGCGAGGATTGCCAGCAGTGCTCAGTCGGTAGGTGTGCCGCTGCTTGAACAGGTACAATGATCCAGCGAAAGCGGCGGCACCAGTGAGCACATCGCCATCATCTTGGCAGTCAATCGCGTTGACCGTTGGCACACTCTCTGGCTCGCTCGCTTCGCTGAAGTAAATGCGGTTGCGCTCGTCTGCGGTAGGCGTCACCGAGTAGTAATCGCCCACTGTTCCCAGACCAGCCGAGGTGGAGCTATAGGTAATGGTGGTGGTGGTGATCGAGATGATCCGACCAGGAGTGCGGCCAGACGCTCGCACCTTCCAGCCAATCATGCCGGTATTGAAGCGGACGCCACTGGCGGTGGCAGTGGTGGTGCTGGCCGTCACCTTTCCAGCACTGTAATCCGCAGGCACCAGAAACCACATGCGATCCGCGTAACCTACAATCACTGACATCCACCGAGGAGGTGGGGTGAACCTGTTGGCGTTGGGCCATCCATCCTTCGTCAGCAGACGCAACGAATCTCTGGCCACCAACTGGTCGTCGGTGTAGGTGGTGTGGCTAGTGGTGGTCGAGTTATCGTTGATCTCGGCATCCAAGTACCAAGTGATGTACTGATCCTTAGTGTTTCGCCAGATCTGGCGCTTGGTGATGCGAGAGTTGGAAGAGACTGGAATATTGGTATAGTCAAATCCAGCGACTGGAGTACCAGAAGCTACCGAGGTAACTGCCGAAGTACTCCAACTGGATGCCGTTTCGTCCGCATCGCAGAAGCGAACGTAGATCTTGTAGTCGCCCCAGATGGTCCCGCTGCCGCTTGACGCGACGGTGAGTCCAGTGGTTGGAGCATCTATCCCACTGTCCTGCGAGGTAGAAGTCCTGCCGTCCCAGCGAATGGGTCGATCAAGACCGTTGTGACCGTACAGCACGCCGTCTGGCGCAGTGGCCATGCACAGCGGCTGGTAGGTGTTCAGTCCTGTTTTGAGCGTGGTTGTCATGCTGGATCTTGTCCCACAATCAGACTGCCACCCTCGGTCTCGTAGACGACGTTGACCGCTTCAGGCGTGTCGTAGGTATAAAGAGAGATCACGCGACCAGAGCCGCCGCCAGCAGGATCTTGAATGATGATCCGCTGGTAGTAAGCCCAGTGCGTTCCGCTGCGGTTATACAACCAGCAGATACAGTACTCGCCAGCCGATAGGTTGGTCAGTACGGTGGAAGTGAACTTGATCGCGTGGAGATTGGTGCCGCCAGGATCAACTACCGATGCCACGCCTGCCGAACCTGCGCCCCAGCCGGTAGTGGACAACTGCCGCAGGTAGCGAACTGCTGAACCTGACGGCACTGGCGGTCGGTCGGAATACTCAGCCAACTCATGCCAACACCAGTAACTGTTGGTGAGGGTATAAGGCTGCGTCGTATCGTCGTAGATCGGAGTGCTATGCATGTCCCAGCCGTCGCTGTCGTACCATGCACAAGTCACTGGAACATACGCCATGATTAACTCCTAAACTGGAGTGGGCGCATACCGCCACGCACCTCCAGTACACCAGGAGAAATGGACCGGCAGTTGATCAGCAGTTTGGCGTCAGAGGGTCTTCCGACCAGTGGCCCTCGGTTCGACACCATTCCGCTGAACTCGCGGATCTTTACGGTGCGTCTGGGCCGTTCAGCCATAATTATGCCATCAACTTAGCTGCCTTGAGTTTGACTAGGATCGCGCTGACGCGAGCGCGGACGACGGCAGTGGTCGCGGTAAGGCTTACTGCCGTCACCGTCGCTGCCTGCGAGTAGGGGAAGCTGGTCTTCAGCGTGTTTGCAGCAATGGCTGCGGCCTGACCAGACGTAATGCCGGTCTTCACCGTATTGGCGTCCATGGCTGTGGCGATTTCCGCTCCGAGCGTATCGTTGGCCATTGCCGTATTGAGATACCTTTTCGCATCGGCAGAGAGTGCCATCTAAGAACTCCTTACATATTGTCGGTTACAGAGTAATCGGCGAGTCGAGTGGTCGGCGAGGGACGGTGCGCGGCGACTTGGCGTGGTGTGGTATAGCAGTCTGCGTTCTTGGCGATGAACAGTGCGTCCTGATAGGCGGCAAACACCTCGGCCTTGTTCTGCATGTTCTTTGCAATGGCCAGATGCTTTTCGACGCACCGCTGAAACGCAGTGTAGACAATGGGGTGAAGGTCGATGGGGTCGGTGAGGCAGTACTTGACGCCACTGCGGCTAGTAGTGATCGTGGTGTCGAGAGTGACCGCAGTGGCGCCAGTGTACGCAGAGATGATCCGCTCGTCATCGAACGGATAGTTTCCATCGAGTCCGGTGGGAATGTGGGTAGAGTCAGAGCCGACTCGTAGCACCGAACCGACATGCCTAGAGGCGAATACAGTACTGCTTCCAGTGACGCCAGCGTTTCCAGCGACGACCGTAATGGTGCCCACCGTATCGTTGGCGTCCCAACCGCTGTAGCGAAGCTGGCGAGGCTTGCGCTTGTAGATGAAGTCGATGACTCCTGCGGCATCGGCGCGTGGGTAGATCCACAGTCCCATCGTACCGTAGAGATCCTGAACCGGACGGACGCAGTAGTAGTCAGGTGTTCCAGTCTCGGTGTTGTACTTCGTAACAGCCTCGAAGTCATTCCATCCGAGGATCGGTGCGTTCTTGTAGCTGTCCTCGGTCCACACTTCCGACAGTTCGCTGAAGTCCCAAGGCAGATCGTACCACTGTTTGAAGATGCTGTATGTCGAAGCGGTGGAAACGTCCTCACCAGGATTTAGCGTGGGGTCTAACTGCAAGACGGTGTCGCTCTTGCGAGCCGCAACATGGCAGAAGTAGTTCTCGGTTCCGATCTGGACGACGCCGCTAGCTGCCCAAGACGGCCATGTTCCAGTGGTGAGGGTGAGCTGGTTCTCGCAGGTACTGCCCCCAGAGTGATCATACGTACAGGTTCCAGTGGTGTATGGAGCGACCAAATGAACCCTACCTTGCTTGTACAGAAACTTCCAATCATGGATGTCATTGATCTCGCGATACGCCGCTTGGATCGCTCGCTTGATCTCGCCTTGTGCGGCGCTGGTCGCGTTGCCGCCGAGGAAGTCGGTAGCCGCAGCAAGCGCATCGTAGTATGTATATAGCAGCGGTTGTGCCATGGCTTACTTCCTCGGAGTGTGTTTCTTTTTGAGCGACTCTTTCAAGTCCTTGCGTTCCTTGCCAGTGATCGGCTGCTTAGTCTCGACTTCCTTGTCTTCGATCATGGATTCCACAATGTCGTCAGCGATGCAAGGCTCTGGATCTTCGACGCTGATCGACGGCTGGGACACCTTCACCGCACCGTCGCAGCCCCAGCCTCGCTTCTCGCAGACTCTGCGGACATCATCCAGCGAATCTACCCACGCCTCTGGATCGTTGGGCATTCCTTTGCGGCAAAGCTGTGTAATAAACTTCTTTCCGGTCGGATTCACGCCTGCACGCCGCGCTGCCTCAATAGCCTGCTCGGCCCTCCACTTCGTCCCAAATGCGTCGTAGTGCGGCGTGTCGGCCATAAATCGCTTGTTGCTGCCTAGCATGGCTGGGATACCAATGCGGCTCCTCAGTCGCAGGCGATCCTCTCTGGAGAGTCTCCTAACCATTGGGTGGTCCTTGGGGCTGGGGTGGTCCTTGTTCAGGCGGCGGTCCTTGTGGCGGCGCCTGCATCGGTGGGGGCGGTGGTGGCTGGATATGGAGCTTGGTCATGTCGATGTCCAGCGCGTCACCGAGAATGTCCAGTAGTGCGTTAAACGGTTGCGTGTTGCCAGTCTGCTGAGCGACCGCGAACATCGGTTGCAGGAGAGTCTGAGTCAGCGCCTGAGCATCGCTGGTCATTTTCTGCTTGTTCTTACGCCGACCGCTGCCAGCTTCGACCGTATAGTCCACTTCGCTACAGGCGAGGTTCTCGTCTGGCGTGTTGACGACGTTGGTCCAGATCTGCTCCAGCGGAACCTCAGTCATTCCCATCTGCGTAGGAACCGGCAGCGTCCTTCCACCGAACAGTGGCGACACCACTTCCGCAGGCGTGTGCATTCTGGTGGCAGCCGCTTCCTTCGCAGAGATCAGCGACTGCCAGGACTCCGTACACTGGGCCATGTCGTCTGGCCGGTTGCTTAGGTTGTCCTGCCTGACGAACGCTTCCTGCGCGGATCGCATCTGCTGGTTCACGCCGCCATAGAGCAGAGGATCGAGACCTGTCTGTCGCTCGAAGGCGCGCTCTGCCATGGAGATGACGTTCATCAGGTCGCCATTCATCGCTGGGAACTGGAGCACATACGCCAGTTCGCTGAGATCCTTACGGACCTCCCCCTTCGCGGTGACGACCTCTTGATCCAATCCCTCGATGAGTGCGGTGCGAATGTCTTCGTCCAGCGCCGCCGAGGTGATGATCAGGTCTCGGCAGGTGGTGCGGACCTTACTCATCAGGAAGCTGTAGGCGTGATCGAGGAACGCTTGCAGTGGCAGCGCTGCTTCTAGTGGACTAGTGGCCCAACAGTTGTCGGTGTTGGGGTAAAAGTCCAGTGGACTGAAGGCCCAAGGATTGAACGGATTGCCGTAGAATTTAATGGGCCATTCGATCCGTCGCTGGATCTCTGAGAACAGCGAAGCAGCGTCACCGCCGCCAGTGATCCACGGAGGCAGGTTCAGTGGGTATGGGACACCAGGCATCACGCAGAGCCAGACGTTGTCGCCGGTCTCGCCCAATGCCTCGGCCAGTTTCTTCGCGTCCTCGTCGGCGCCAAAGAACTTGTTGCCAATGCCCATACGAGAGTAGACTTCGTAGTAGATTCCTACGTCGCCCTTCTCGTCTTCCTTCAGGTCGGCGGTAAAGTCTGGATGACCCAGCGCATCCCACGCGGCCTCCGAGAAGTTGCTGTAGTGGGCCGACTTCAGCTGCTCTCTGGGAATCTCGAACTCTTCGGAGATCCGCCACAGACTACGCCTGCGGATGCGTACCGTATATCCAGCATCACGCAAGCGACTGGAGTCTGGATCGATGAGCAGGTTGTCCACGCTGTCATAGGTGGAGCATGGAACGAAGCCGGTAGGGCCTTCCATCATCTCATGCCACACCACACCGCGACCTTTGACCAGCGCTTCAGGTATCGCCAGTCGGCACTCGTCGGCCAGTCCGCTGATGCGAGGCAGGTAATTGAGCCACCAGTGCAGCATCCACGCCAACATCTGGTCGCGAGTCTGCATCGGTGACGGCGGCATGGGGACGCCAGGAGGCAAACCAATCAATTCCGGTGGAATCGGTGGCCGGTCTGGCGTCACCTGCCGATGAGGAATCTTGTGATGCAAGTACGGCAGCATCAGGTTGACGTACTCTCGGCTCTTGGCGATCTTTACCTTGAAGTACGGTGCTCCCTTTCCATCTGGAAAGGTGGGATCATCGCACTCGATGTAGAGATCCTTGTAGCCCTTGCCGAGGAATCCCCATGCTCGGTCGGCGGTCTTGCCGAAGCGCTCCCATTTGTCCTTGCGAGCGCGATCGATCTGCTTCAGCCACAGCCGCACAATCGAGTTGAGGATGTCCATGCTACCTACCGTTCTTCATGAGCTTGCCAAGATCCTCAAGCCGCTTGCTCAGATCGCTGCAAAACTCTTCGCAGCGCTGAATCCTGCGGCTGAGGTTGCGATTGTCTTGGATGTACTTGGCGATGCGGAACACGCCACCGATGGTGCCGTCGTTGAACATATCCATGCGATCAGCCAAGTCTGGATCGTCAGCGTGGATGCACTCTTCGCGGAGCACTGGTCGGCCACCTACGAAGGTCAGCACATCGCAACTGCGAGCACGCTTGCGAACGACCCAAGCGAGCGAGGTGTCCGCCTGACCAGGACGGATCGTGAATTCAACAGGGTCACTGACTTCAATCTCTGGAAACTTCCAATCCACAAAGAACTCCTTTGGCGGTTGACCTACCCCAACACAGCGCCTGCAAGTTGGCGACTACGACCCTCTTTGCGACGAAGGTAGGCTTGGTAGACTTTGTCGTCGCGTGAGTTGTCGATTGGCTCTGGTGGGTAATAGGTTGGGTTATAGGCTGCCGCGTATTCGAGGCAGTCTAGGGCATCACTCTCCAAGCGCTCACGCTTGTCGGCTCTGTCGAGCTTCATGTGCGCTCGGTAAATCTGTCGCTCAAGATCCTTATTGCGACCACGAAACATCTTCAGCAGCGGTGATCCAGTGAAGGGACCGATCTCTCGGATGGCCATCCACTGGATGAGGCACTCTTCTCTCGCGGATACATCAGCACTAGCAGCGAAGAAACCGTCCATACTGCCAACTCTCCGCAGCGAGACGCCTTCCTCCATCAGCGCTTGAAAGTAGTGGTGTGCAACGGTGTCGCCGGTCGAGCGACCCATCGAGGTCTGCTTACCGGCTCGCTGGTCGCACACCACGCACTCGTACTTACGCTTGCCTTGACGCATCTTGACTTCATGCGCCCAAGTAGAGGCATCACTGTGCCGCAGGATGAAACTGTCGTAGACCCAGCGGTGCTTCTCTTCTGGATCTACCGCAACGAAGATGGTTCCGCAGTTCTGACGACCAGGATCAAGGAAGATGTATCTCGACCAATCATCTGGGATATCAAACGGCTCGCAGCCATGGTCTTCCTGCGGCTTGAACATCCAGTAAATGAGTCTTCCAGCGATGGCTGGCTTACCGTAGAAGCGGACTGCTCGCTCGTCCTCAGAGAGGATGTCGAAGAAGTCCTGCTTCGCTTCGGTCGAGATGAAGGGGTTGTCTTCCAGCAGCAACTGGATGGCGAGGATCTTCTTCTCGCCTTTGGCGGCTCGTTCGCGCAGGTCAGTAAGCTGGAAATTAACGGTTTGTGCCGTAGCGGTCCACACGCCAACTCCTGCGTGGCGCATGAATCCGCGATTCATTTCAACGTAGTGGCTCTCGTCCTCGATGTGCTCGTCAATCCAGCCGAAGCGGTATTGGGTGCCCTGTTCAGCCTTGCCCTTCGATCCAGTGAAACGAACCGTCCAGCCATTGCGAAGGTTGAGCGAGTGAGGGATTCGCTTGCCCTTGTCGTACCAAGTAGGCTGGCCACCGACGAGCATACGTTGAGGAATGAGCGGAGGGGCATCCTTCCACTTCTCTCTGTATGCCGCATCGTAGGGATCGAGTCGTCTGGGATTCTCTGGGTCTGGTCGAACAGCTCGCCATAGCTTGGTGTGCTCGTCGCGGATGATGTGAAAGGCACCAGGCTCTCCGAGCTTGACCCAGATCGGATCAGCCAAGTGTTTCTCATCCAGCCCAACGACGATGGCTTTGCCGTTTTGGCGAGGGTACTTACGGTAGGGATCTTGATCAAGAACGCAGCGGGCTAGTTCTACGGCGCCAGCCAGCGTCTTACCGCTCTGATTGGATGCGTCCAACAGCCGCCACTTGGCTGAGCTAGAGTGAAACGGAACGACGGCAGGCAGCGGCTGATAGAGGGCCAGCCCCTCGTACATCCGCTTGGCGCGAACCGAGAGCATCCGCTTGGCGCGAGCAATGCACTCCGCGCGGAGATCTATAGGTTCGATTCTCGGCTGAGCACTCATGCGGAGCGCGTCAGCCGATCTCTTCATCAAGCCGTCTACCATCTTCCTCTAGCAGCAGTTTCTTGATTTCGTTGCGAGCCAGCGCTTCGAGATCTTGAGGCTCAAGCCAGTCCTCTGGATTACCTGCATCCGAGGTCTTGAGCATCAGCGTTACCAGTCCATCTGCGATGCGAGCCTTGACCGAAGGCGGTGCATCGTCGTAAAGCAATCGCATCTCTCTGGCCAAGCCACCAGGACCACCGAACTGCTTCATCATCTCTTCGATGAAGACGTTGATGTTGGCGGCTGCCATTGACTTCTTGGTCAACTCACGCAGCAGGTTGTCGGCTTCTTGTCTTGGGTACGCCATCACATCACATCCCTATAGACCGACTTGGGATTTGCTCTGAGCGTCTTGATCGTTCGGATCACAATGCAAACTCGTTCCCTTCGACATCGGTTGGTCGTTCTCCATCGGTATGGTTGGAGCCAGCCTTCGATCTGGACGAGCGCTTCTTTTTTCGTGTCTGCGAGCCATTGAGCTGCGTCTCCAAAGGCACGAACGTAGAAAGTCCTGCCCTTGCTCTTGAGGAGCCCTTCCGAGTACGCCGTTTGTCTTTTTGGGAGGAATTTGACTGGGGTACTCCAAGCGAGCGTTCCAACTGCTGATACATCTGTTCGATCTCTCGGCGTTCCTGCTCCTTGTCCATCCGATCCATGTACTGCTTCATGCTCATCCATCTCCGACCTCCGCAGTGTTCGCACTCGTACTGCTCAGGCCCGCAGTCGCATTCGCTGTGCGGCATGTGCAGATCGCAGAGCGATTGGATCTTGTCGAGCAGCGCGTACATCACCAGAATTGGAAAGTCCTCGCCGCCAGCCTTCATGTGCCGAGAAGCCAACCACGCTTTGAAATTCCTGATCTTGCTAGGCAGTGAGTAAAACCGCTGGCGAGTCCTGAAGACTTCTGTAAACCTCGCCTTAACGCATCTTCCGAAAGCGTTAGTGGG